TCACATTATTTAAAGGTTTCTATTAGAAAAATACCATGTTTTTAGTTTGGTTTTCCATTTTGCATTATATGTTTTTTGTTTCGCCTTGTTTTTATTTTTCCACTCTTTATTATATTTTTTTTCTTTTCGCTTTTGATTTGAAAGCCATAAATAAGAATATTCATCACATTATTTAAAGGTTTCTATTAGAAAAATAAATAGAAATTAATTTTTAAATCTATCCGAGCAATTGCAATTAAAACATTCTAAACAAAATTCATCTTTTAACGATTCGGGCCAACCCGCTTGGTGGAATCTAGATAAGAGAGCCGGACCCGTCGGCTCGCCGTTTCGTCTACGATCCGCCCCGTCATTATTGATGTGGGATATAGATAAAAACTTCAAATCAGAGATACCGCAATGGCATGACCCAAAAAATTCGAACGCTTCTTTCCAAAGTTTTATTTTATGCTTTTGTTTAACAACTTGCCCCTCCATCGGAAGATCTAAATACTCTCTTCTCCTGCCAAGATTATGATTCCAGCACGAAACCCTTAAATTTGAAATTTTATCTTGATGATATCTTCCTTTTACGATAGCTAAATATAAACCATTCCCGCTTAAACCAATCTTCCTGTCTACGCACCCCGTATTATCTATGTGGTCTATAGTAAGATGTTCTAAAATTTCATCCCCGCACGAAAAACATTTACAACCTCCGAGCATATCCAACGCTTTGCGTTTTATATTTTGTCTATATTCTTTTTGTGATTTACTAATTTTATCTTTATTGGCCTCTAAAACCTCTTTGATTTTATCAATATTTTTAGCATAATATTTTGGTGCATAATTTTTATTATACTCTCTTTTTTGTTCTTTGTTCTTCTCACGACGCTCCTTGAGAACTTCCTTATTTTTCTCTCCATATTTCTTTCGATATTCCCTCTGTTGATCTTTGTACTCCTTATTGTATTTTTTGGAATTTTCATTTATTTTATTTTATTTTTATGTTTTTCTCTATATTCTTTACTCTGTACCTTAATTTTATCTTTGTTTTTCTCTCGATATTCCTTTCTTTGTTCTTTATGACTTTCTTTATATTTTTTATTATATTCCTTTTTTTCTGTCTTTATTGATTTCTTTGTGCTCTTTGTCGTATTCCCTCTGTCTTTTACTTATCTTCTCTTTGTTTTTCTCTCGATATTCCTTCCTCTGTACCTTTTTCCTCTCCTTTCTCTCCTCTTCTGTTAAATTTAATTTCTTCCCCATTTCTAGTCACCTTCCTTTAATTTCTTTTCTTCTTCGCGACGGGCCTCGGCAACTAAAAAATCTATAGCATGAGATACTGATCTAAAAATAGATTTCTCAATTTTGTTATCGATCCAATCTACGGTCTCAGGGAGAAGTGTAGAAGACGTTCTTATTTTATTAATCATATATTACACTCCGAAATTTACATATAATATATTAAAATGTAATATTTTAATACTATATAAAGTTTTCTATTCGCATCCTCTCAATCACCTCCGGAATTTGATCCCACTTTGTGGCCACATAATTTACTTCCTCTGCGATATAATTTTCATTCCAAGGTTGTAATAATTGAACGGTTTTTCCTCCTGACTCAGAGAAATCATTTATATATTTAAAATAATCATCAATAAGAACATCACAATCGGTAGATTGAACGGTCTTTTTATTTGTGAAAATTACTTTATTATGAATAAAACGATCATTCAACCATAAATATGTATATCTACGAGCATAATCAGGTCTTCCAGTAACAATAACTATTTCGTGTCGTTTTGAAATCTCAATAAGCGCTTCTTTTGCGCCCTTAATTTCAGGGGTTGTAAGAAGAAATACTGGATCGGCGTAATGATGGAGTGAATGTTTCCCGATAGATATTCCGTTTATAGGATAATCCCAATGATTTACATCCTCATATTTGTAATTTGTGTCATATTTCTTGTTTAAAATGGGTAAAATATGTCCCACTACATCAGATAAAACACCATCTACGTCAACGGCGACCTTCATTGTACCACGTCTCCTCCCAAATATCTCTCTTTTTAGTTCTCTTCCCAACTAATTTAGAAGCTATTTGTTCGTCCTCACACGCCCCACACAAAATCGCCTCTCTAGATTGCACCAAAGATCCGCACTTTTTACATCTTTTGCGTATCCAACCGCCTCCAAGTAAGAATAATGGTTACAAATAAGCAAAATATTACTAAAACACCTCCAATTATCAAGAAATGAGCCAAAACTTGGTCAATATTGGAGTGAAGAGCCCCTAAAATCCGGCCAATTCCGATAGCAACTAACCCGACCATCAAAACGGAGAATTGGATGATAAAATCATTCAGCAATGATCGGCTCGGGTTTGCGACCCGCTCATTACCCATATTGTACCCCTATTTGTTCCTTTGGAGGCTCCGCGTCGGGATCTTCAGGATATTTGAGATCTATCTGCCCTGATAGGACGCCCAACGAGATAATTATACTATTTAATGCGTCCAACACACCTTCTTTCCGGCAAAATCCTTCTAAAAGTTCCCCTTCCGCCTCTTGAGAAGGTATAAAATTGGTGCAATTTTCCTTTAAACAAGTCGTCTTCTTGCCAAGAATTTGAGACCAGGTGGGGCAGTAGATGTTTTTGTCATCGTTCGAAATTAAAGGGTCTTTAATCATGAGAATACCTCATAGATCCAGGGGACAAAACATTGAGTTGTCGCAGTATGAGCATAATCCGCTACATTTTTTATCAAATTTCTCGTTTTCTATGTTACTTAAAACATTTTTAACCGCTCTTTCCGCCTTTTTATATGATTTTTCGTCCTCCAAGAGCTTAACTTCATAAGTTTTATCATCCGCAAGGAACTTAAATGGGAGCCTTTTCATGGGAACTCCGTATTTTTGTTTATACAATTCAGACAAGAAGTACCCTTGGATTTCGTACTGATCTGCATACGAAGTATGCAGCGACCCCGATTTCCAATCTAAACCTAGGCAATCATCCGGTTCCCACAATTGATCAAACACCGCCACAGATCTTTGGCCTTGAATGTCTCCGTAAAATTTAGCTGGATTCGACTTATCTTCATAACTGGTCTCGATCAATCCGCCGGGTGGGAGTGTTTCCAAGAACTTTTGTGCGCGAGTTAACATCTGTTGTTCTCGCGCATCTTCTGAAACGAAGATTCGTTTAGAAATCATAGAATGAATCTTAGAACCAAACACTAACTGTGGTGACTCTATTGGAGATTTCAGGTAGAGAACATATTTTAGGTAATAGTTGCGAGGACAGTTTCGATAAGTATTCACCTGTGAAGGTGATATAACTTTGGGAGACATAATTTACTCCTCCAAATCTAAAACCAATTCCGCAAGTTTTCTCACATTTATCTCATAAATTTTTGTACCATCAGACTTAATAGTGAATCCTACACAAGGTCCAATATCAAAAATCTTTGTATCATGTCTAACAACGTCGCTTGGGACAACTAATTGGACGGGAACTTTGTCCGTATGTATTCTTAGTCTCCCAGAATCCGTTTCATTCCAATAATTCCGCGTTTCAATCGGAGTCTTCCCCCACTTCTCCCACTTCTCCCTTCTCAGCCAATACAATTGAAGCTGACAATAAGAGATAATATCATAAAATTGGTCAGTAATTTCCTTTTCTTTGTTCTGGGTATCTTCATTAGAATAATTTTCTGACATTATTTTCAATCGGTCGAATTTTCTATAAAGGTCTCCAATCATCCCTTTCATGCCAAATTCATTGTAGTATCGGTAATATGAATCTCGGTATTCAGGATATTTCTCCTTGCGAAGCTGATGGAGTTCATTATTAATAGTAGAAATCTCTTTCTCTTGAGAATCGAAAAGCGTCCAATCAAGTTTGGGAGTATTATTCATTTTAGGTCACCATCTCTCTTTTAAAAAAGAATTTAGTTGAGAAAGGTGGTTATAGGATATATAGGTGACGGTTGTCACCTATACGTGACCTCGGGCGGGCAATTGCTAAAGCAAAGCGGTCCCCGATAAATCTTCTAATATCGTCCCATCGTCAGTTTTAATACCCACCGCCAAACGCCAATCGATCCTATCACCCAAGAAGATTCCCGACAATCCCGGCGCAATACGGACGAGTTGACCGACTCGGGTAGATCCGACGTGAAAATGGGATATTTGGTCTTTCACATATTCGTTCGCAGACGTGATTAAATTGCTCAGTTTCATGTCAATGTAGACAACTCTGCCAGCATGTCCAATACAGAGATGCCTTTCGTCAGGTGCGCCAGACCAGTTGGTAGAGCGGCTTCCGGTCCTTGAAATTCGATACATGTATTCCAGTCGATTTCGGGGTTTGGGGAATCATTTATATTTGTCATCGCGTTTGTCCTCTATCTTCAGTGCTGCCAGCAGACTCTTTTCGTTTTTGCATTTGGCCGTTATCTTGTCAAAGTGCTTGACATATATACGAGATTCTCCGAACGCCAATTGCGTATTTGCCATTGATTTTGTGAGCTTTTCATCCTTGATTTCTACGGCATCTATCTTAGCAGCGGATGTCATTGTCGCCTCGAATATCAGTAGCTGGAATTGAAGCAATCAACGAGGCTTCATCACTAGCTTGTTCACACATACCCTTCCAGATCGCTGACTCGATAAGAGAGGAGCCGGGTGGAATTCCGGTCACATCGCCGTTGGATCGGGAAATCTCCTGCAACACTCCTTCGAAAATGTAGATATCTGGCATGCATCCTCCTAGGTGGTTATTGCCCATTTTTTGAACCCTTGAGCGGCAGAATCGTTCACTAGTTCATATTTCGTTTCCATCCCGGTAGTTGGCGGCACCTGCGCCTGATAAACTCCATTCGGATCTGCGTTGGTGCCACCAAGATTGGCCGTTGGCGCTGTGGCAATATAGCCCATTCTACCGGCGTATAGATCGGCCAGGATAGTGTCTACTGCGGCAGCATCCAGACCAAGATCATTGCATAGCAACGTTGCTAAAGCAGTCCAATTTCGCATACATGACGCGGCGAAAGTGTACGACGATCCAGCAGCAGGCATCGAGTAGAGCCGCCAAGTCGTTGGTAGCCAGGCGGTCATGTCGGCGCTGGATATCGAATATGTTCCGGAGGACATCGAGGAGAGCCACCAATTCGCCGGTCGCCAGGCGGTCATGTCGGCGCTGGATATCGAATATGTTCCGGAGGACATCGAGGAGAGCCACCAATACGTCGGTAGCCAGGCGGTCATGTCGGCGCTGGATATCGAATACGTTCCAGCAGGCATCGAGTAGAGCAGCCAATACGTCGGTCGCCAAGCGGTCATGTCGGCGCTGGATATCGAATACGTTCCAGCAGGCATCGAGTAGAGCAGCCAATCCGTCGGTCGCCAAGCGGTCATGTCGGAAGATCGGATGATGCTGCTAGTGATCACCGTGACTACGAAATACGTGATCTGACTATACCGCAGATCCGCAGTATTCAGGCCGCCGAGTTTCGCAGAATCTAGGTTGATCTGCGTGATTTTTTTCGCATCTTCGACCAGAATCCGATACGTCCCGGACGCGGCATAGACGTGCGTTACTGCTGATGTGTTATTGGCTGGCAGAATCTGCGAGGCTCCATCGCCCCATGATATTCTAGTTGGCGAATTAACCGTAAGCCTTGCGAGAGTAATGGTTTCGCCCGGTGCAGTAGGCGAAGCCGTGAGCCTAAGCGGGGTAGGGAAAAAGTCTGGCGGAGGATGAAGCGCATTCGGAAACATGCACGCCTCACCCTAGCATCTGCAAGCCAGATCCTCGGAGAGTAACAACTCCTGCGGATGTCGGTGTCCCTGCGCCCTGTGCGGAAAGCCGGAAATAGAGCCTCGTGTCCGCCGCTTCCAGCTTGAAAACTTCCCAAAGTTGTTTAGAGGCGAAGGTACAATCCGATCCGCTGCCTTCGGTCACTGGATAGAGATCGATGTACTCTTTTCGGTAGGTGTCGTTGGCCGCCAGAATCGTGAATGTAGCCTGATCGACGAGTACTGTTGGCTGTACAGTATAGACATATACCCGAACTGCCCCAGTCATCGCCACGCCGGGCAATGCGATTGAAAGCCTCGACAGGATCACCGATGCCCCTGCAATGTCTGACACCACTAAGCTCAGACACTTGGAAATAGTTCCGGCAGTAACTGTCTGCGGCGTGGTCCCCGTCGGCTGGATGGCGACATCGAATACAACCGTAGTTGCATTAGTTCCAGCTTTGCAAATCCAGCTGCCGTCAATGTTTGCGGCTGAAAACCCGGAATTGACCCCGGCTACAGTGATCCTGTCCCCGACCGCGAAGGCATTTGCTGCTGTCAGAGTCACGGTCAGGCCGGAATATGACATGGCCGTGACTGCTGCCGAACAGTTGATACTTTTGTTGGCAGCGTACGGCGTAGTGTTCGCCGGACGGGTAAGGCTATCAGACACCGAAAATGACGGAGCTAATAGCAGGGTAGCCGTCGCAAACTCATCCGATCCGAGATTGTAGACTCTGGCTTTGAAATCGGCCAGAGCCGAATCTTTCAGCCATTTGAACGTACTTATGATTGTCATTTAGAATCCCCAGTGAAACGCGAAGTAGCAACTATTCCAAGGATACGCAAAATTCAAACTGTAGTAATAGATTCCCTTCGAATAGAGATATTTAGTTGCTTTGGAAATACTAAGGCCAGTTGATGATCTAAACATTTTAATCACCCAAGGAACCTAAAATTTCCATATCCAGCGGTGCCATATGCGTACAGTGTCTGCGATCCGCCAGAGATTGGATAAAATAAACTCGCTTCTTCAGCTACATAAACCGCAGAAGTCGCACTTGCTGCACCATCGATTTCGCAGCGAGTTGCCCCGCCTTCCGCCATACAAACGAACGCTTTCGCGTTGGCTGGAACGGCTACTGACTGGCTTGTAGAATTGTGGGTGATCCTGACAGGGCTACCTATATCTCTATAGGAGTCCCCTTGATTTGCGGCGGTTGCGGCTCCAGTTGGCAACGCGGATGTTTTCACAACCACTTCATTGGCATTGGCCGTGCTCTGGTCGATGCCAACTTTGCCAATTAGGTTAGCTCCTGCCGCGATGGATGCTACATCCACGTCGCCTATATTGACCGTCGCCGCCTCCAAGTTTACAACTAGTTCCCCATCGGCATTTATTTTCAAAGGAACAAGGTCTGTGCCATCATATCCGTAGATGACAACGCCCTTTTTCCATTTGCTTTTATCCTCAAATATACCGGCAACCATAAAATCAACCTTGGATCAAAGAAATGCTTGAATAGGTACTCAAGAGATTTTAAAAAAGTGAATTAAATAAATTACAGAAAGACTTATATAGATTATAGTTAAATTATATTTTATGACTTCATGTAAATTTAGATTCTTCGTATGTAACAAAAAAGATACATTCCCTAAAAGTATAGTGTTTGCTTCAGATTGTCCAAACAAAATAAAAGAATTTTTAGATGGATCAAAAAATAAAGATCTTGCGGTGTTTACAACAACTTGGGTTTCTCTAGATGTATTTCGTTAATTATTTTATAAACTCATCCCAATTTTTATCAAGTTTTCTAAACATGTCGCATAAAACACTAGGTTCTATTTTACCTGCGTCAAAATTATTAATAATTTCTATTATTTCATTGTGTAAAATTTCTTTAGCAATAGTTTTTGGATCGCTCAACTCATTTACCATGTAATCGCCCCTTTCAGTTTTAATAGTTTTTGACGAATTAAATTTTAATGTTAACCGTTTTGTTCCATGCGAAGTTATTCCTTGCCATTCACCATTTAGGATGTTGTGTAAATATTCTATAGGCTTAACAACCTCAAACGCAATTGGTTTTACTGGATCATAACTTATAAATTGCCAAGAATCTATTTGAATAAAATCTTCTGGATTTAATATATAAACATATCCATATTTATCAAATTCTACAAAACCATTAATGTCGAACGTTATAGCATGAGACGCGGCGACTTCTTTATATTGAGTAGTGTACACTCCAAATAAGTTGTGTCTTACTTGTTTATTTTTGTCGTTTCCCTGTCTTGGGCATACTAATTCAAAATACTCTTGCCTTCCGCAATATAAATAACTTACTTCTGTTTCACAATTACCAAGATCTATTTTCATTTAAATAATTCTTCCCTTACAGTATAATATTGATATCCATAAAGCCCCTGCATTAACAAAGGAAATTCCTTCTTATTTCCAGATAAGTTCCTTGAGGTGATAGAAGTATGATTGCTCTTTCTATAGTTATATGCGTCAATTCTATCTTGCGCGGTGCTCGCGAGGTGTTCGGCATGTCTTTTTGCTTTAATTCTGACATTTCCAGGAAATACATCACAAAAATGGTATAAATTTAAGTTTTGAACATCATATTCTGGCGGTACATTGTGAAGAGTAAAACCTTCCCTAGGATAGGGATTATGATTTATTGTAAAATGATCCCCTCCCCAATCGGAAGTAAGGTTATCTACGTTCTTTACCAGTCTAATGGTTCCCATTTTATATGTAGGTTTATTTACTTTGGTATCCCACGACGTTAAATCTATACGCGAATGTCTCACTCCATTATATTTTAAACAATTTATATTTTTAATTAAATCTTTTATTGAAGAAACATCTTTCTCATGAAACATTTCGTCCCCTTGAAGTTCAAAAATCCAATCAGTTTTCACTTTCTTAATTAATACGTTTAGAACATCATCAATCGCTTGCCATTTAGCTTTTCCTCTATCCGGAATTTTATATATTTTAATTTGTGAATAACTTTCTTTTAGCCTACAAAGATATTGAAATGTGCCATCATTCGATCCACCATCATTTACAAGAATTTCGTCACAAAAAGAAAGTGCAGATAGAATAGATTCCACAAAAGGATATCCTGCGTCAATCGCGTTTCTTATTGTAAAAATTCCGGTAATATTACTTTCTGCCATTATTCTCCAGAGATTACTATCTTTCTTGGCTCAATATAATAATCATTAAAAGCGTCACATACTCCAATAAATAAATCAGATTTCCATAACATTTGACCGTTCACCAGACTAAATTCTCCTGGAGTTGATAAAATTTTTAATAATTTTTCTGTTTTATCGTGGTCTATTTCATACATTAGGTCTATCCATTGTTTAGTATGTTTTTGACTTTCCATGCAGTAGTAAGAACATGGAACCCAAGGAATAACTCTGAACCCAAAATACTTAAGATGAATGGCGTTTTCTTTTGGTGGATTTATAATATTATAACAAAAGTTCTTGGCTTCTAAATCTGAATTGGCCGCCACGCTAAAAACGGGGTCTTTGTTGTCCTTAAAATTTTCATTAAAAAAATGGGAACAACAAGACGGATATCCTAATAGATCACCAATTTTCTCGTGATTTGGTGAGGGATTCATTTGTCCTGTCTTGCAAGTTTTGTGTAAATCTCTAAATTCTTTCGCGCAATCTAAATTTGTTGAAATTACGCCATATATAATAGTATCATTATATATTTTATCTTCGATTTTTAGATTATGATTAAATCCTTCTTTTCTTTTAGATCGAAAAATAGGGACAAAATATAACCCTCTCTCCGTTAATTGTTCTAATTGAATATCAAAATTCTTTGGATCTAGATGAATGGTTCCCACTTTTCTCTTCCCAATGGCGGTCATCTCAAATTCCGCTCGCGAAAAAAGCATTTGCGATTCTTTGGAAAATTCATAAATCCAAGAATTCCACTTGGATGGTAAAATAATAGACATTTCTCACCTATTTATATGATTCATGTGATCTCCGTGAGGAGTATTAACATGGCCCCTTTCACGACATTCTGATTGTTTACAGACTTCGTGTTTATTAGGATTCTTACTGTGATCTTTAGATAAAATGTTACCACCACGCGTCCCTCTTTGCATGTTTCTTGACCAGTTAAATGGTTCATTTCTCTTATAGTTTGGATCATCTATTGAAAGGACTATATTGGGAAACATGCCACGTAATTGCTTCTCCAAATATTCAAACGTACCATAGATGGCATCACAATAATAAGTTTTTCTTCTGAAGTCCCCGCCAATTCCTTCCGATGGGCATCCTCCCCCACAAACCTTAAAATATTTACACCCAGCGCATTCGGTTTTTTCTAACATATCGCTTCTTGAAGTAGTTTTTATTTCTTTAGATCTTAAATATACTCCATCTTGGAGACACCGATCGCATCTACTAATTTCTCCGTTTCCTAATATTGTAATGCAAACTGTTGTAACATAATCACACCGAGAGGCTGTGGAACAAGACGCGGTACCGTATCCCAACAAAGATTCTATATAATCTCTCGTAGGATCAACATTTGAAATATTTTCCCCTATCGAAACCTTAGATATTTCAATCCAGGCATTTTTTAACTCATCACAAGATAGCATCCATTTCGATAACTTGTCATTAAATGTTGGAATAAACATAGCGTTAAATCTTCCATCTATTTTATTGGTTTTTATCCAGTTCAGTAAAATGGGAAGATTTTCTTTCGAAGCATTAACCTTTGATAGAATACAAATATTTCCCCAACTCAATCCTTCTTCTTTTAATATTTTTAGATTATTAATTAATTCTTCTTGATATAATAAATTTTCCTCTTTATTTCTCGGACCTCTCATTATGTTTAGCTCTTTTGGCCCATCTCTTGAAACTCCAACTTTAACTTTATATTTCTTAAAAAGTCTTACATGATCTCTCGTCATACCCATTAAAGAGGTCTGTAGACCGCAAGTTATTCCTATATCTTCAAGTTCCTTTAAAAAATATTCTAAATCAACCAAAGGGAGAAAACATATTTCTCCTCCATGTAAAACAACTGTTGGGTCGTGACCACTATTTAATATTCGATCTTTTCTAATTTCTTCTTTAACGGCAATCATCATTTGTTCTTTATCATATTCCTGCTTTTCATTTGGTTTAGAAAAACAATATTCACAACCAACTTCACAAGTTGTTTTCGGGTAAATTAAAATAGTTGACAAGTTTAGTCTCCTCTTTAAATATATGTATCGGTATGATTACAAAAGTTAGAGAATGGATTATTCCCATAATTAGGCCAATGATACCAAGGATCATTCTCGAATGGAATATTCCCAAATACTCCATCATTAAATGGAACGTTTTCATAATTAGGCCAATGATACCAAGGATCGTTTTCGTGAGGATCATCGGTATGAGGCCACAAATCCGTATGGGGATTTGAGTCTGTATGTACATAAGAACTCCCGGAATTGTTATCATGATCAGAATGATTATTCCAATCTGTTGAAAAAACATAATTACTCCAGGCAGGAACGTTCTCGTGCCTAATATTCGCGTAATTCCCATAGTCGCGAAATACAGTATTTCCAAACACCCCGTCGTCGAAATCTACATTATCATGAGGAATATTAGCATAATTAGAATAATTATTGTGGCTTATGTTCTTATAACATCCAGAATTATCAACAAAATAAGATTCTCCACACTCGTTGGTATTGCTCCAAACGTAACAAGTCATATTCTGGTATGAAAACGGTGGAAGATAATCTATATAATATCCAGATATATCACAATGGTCAGAATACCCTCCACATGGCATAAATAGATACTGTTTTTATTATATATAAAGTTATTGTTACTACTTTATCTACTTGTATTATCATAAAAATTTTATTAAAAATTATTTCACCTCTCTAGCTTCCGTAATCATTTCTTGGGTTATTTTCTTTATTTGGCCCTCAAGATTTTCAATATCTTTTTGTTTATTCCAGAATTTAATCTTCTCTGGTGGATTTTCTTTGCAAGATTTACAAAGATAGAAGTATTCAACATCAAAGTCGTCCGATCCTTCAATATGGTAATTGTCCCCATATTCTTCTTGAGTGCCAACCCAAAGTTGAATAAGTTCAAGATCTTCGGTTCTATTGCAAATATAACATAGAACTTTTCCACATCCCAGACAAGTTGGAATATCACCATTAAATGCTTTACCACACCGATCGCAGGCATCAACTTCTTTCTCAATAGTTTTGTAAATCTTGGTCCTCATGGTGATGGGTTTTTCTTCTATGCGATCAAATACTTCCACTTGAATAGTTTTCTTCATTTAAATCACCTATAAATATTACACTCTTTACAAAGAGACCCGGGTTTTGTTCCTTTAGAAATTCCGCCATTAAATAAGTTCCCACAAATATTTCTTCCGGCGAGGTCTCCGCAACATGTAGTTATATCCCCATTCCACAATACTACTAAATAATGATTTAATTCGTGACAGTATAGAGACAACTGAGGGAGGCGGCTGGATCTTACTAAATTTTCGTTATGAGCATCTATTATAGTTACTTCATCGGCGTTTTGCCAATCAGACTTAAACTTTTTAAGACTTTCTTGGGTTTGAGTAGTTTTAGTTGCGTGTATGGCTATTTTAGTGTTAGGCATTTTATGAAAAATTGCATACAAAGCATTTCTTTTTATGGTATCATAAGAAGATCCAACTCTTTGTTTTTCAGTATCTTCCTTCGATCCATCTATTGATATTTGAATTCTATCAACTTTTCCATTTAATGCATCAAATTTTTCAGGCATCAACAAAGATCCATTTGTTGTAAACGCAATAGAATACCCTCGCTTTAGGGCCACAAAAGGAAAATGAGATTGTAGAACTATTCGAAAATCCTTTTGGGAATTAATATAATTTATCATTTCAAGGAAATTGGGATGCAACAGTGGCTCTCCCGCGAAGTTAAGACCAATAAGATTTATAGTTCGAATCTTCTTTATTTGATACATTACTTCTATAAAAGTTTTCCAAGACATGTAGCCGCGTTCCCGCTCTCCTCTATAGCACATGACACAATCGAAATTACAATGATTTGTGGGCTCAATAGCAACACTAGTAAGTATTTTCATTTATGGTCCCAAATAAATAGCTTGTCTATGTAATTTTTTAACTATTGGCTCGATATATTCATGTTGCCAACAAAAACCTCCAACTGTTTTTGGCTCATTGGGTGCATACCAGTCAACATGATATACCTGTTTTCCCGCTCTATGCAACCGTTCAATCGCTTCTTGAAATCTATCTGGCGGTATATGCATTAAAACTTCAGATGCGACTACAAGATCAAAATCATTATCATAATTTAAATCGAATATTGACTTAACCCAAAAGTTTGCTCTTAAATCTGTAATATTCTTCTTGGCGGTATTAATTTGATCCGGAGAAATATCTATTGCTTCAATATATTGAGTGTTTGGATTTTCAAGAAGGATTTTAGTAATTCTGCCAAATCCGCACCCAACCTCTAATACCGTTTCAACATTATATGGGAGTGTTTTTCTGATTGTTCTCTCTTGTTGCCAGAATCTATATCTAGTTAAAAGATTGCGTCTCTTTTGGAACTCCGCAAAATAACCTTTTCCTCTATTCTTCCAATAGTCCTCTATGTTGTAGTACATATGATTTTATCTCCATTAGTTTACTTATTATTGATTTTTTAACTTTTTCGGTTTTGATTTTATTTCTATCTGGTCCAATAACAATAATTAAAGAATATTTATTTGGCAGAACAACACATTCTCCAAAATCCTTTTGTCGCCATTGAGATCGATGAATTTCATAACTATTGTCATTGATAGCATCTTGAGGTTTGGTAATTTTAGGACAAGAAAGGATAACGTTTCTTCCAACTCTTTTAAGATATTGCAAGAATTCTATACCTTCAGTTTTTGAAAAATGCTCCAGGATTTCAACAGCTAAAACAAGGTCGTAAGAATTATCTGGCAAGGTTTTTAGAATAGACAGGGCCTCCCCTATGTATATTTTGTTATATATTTCTCTTTGTAATTTTCCGATATAGTTAGGATAACCCTCGATAGCGTCAATTGTTGGGCATATATTATTCCAAAAATAGAGCGCTTCGTGACATAAAAATCCATATTTACCGTTGCCACAACCAACGTCTAAAATACTAGATGGTTTTAGAATGTTGACCGATTCAATTATTTGTGGTATTAGATTGAATCCGGAAGAAGGCATAGAATTTTAAATACGCTATTATATTATTTATAAGCTTCGGTTACTACTTTATCTACTTGTATTGTCTTTTATTTTTATAAAAAATTTTAGTTAGCAGTATTTCTCACTTTTTTAAAGTTTAAATCTTTTTCAGTCAAGAGGGAAAATTCTAGGTTATGTTGTTCACAATATTTTCTAGCGGCGGAAAACTTGGCAAGATTTTTGGTAGAATTAATAAATTTTTCGGGTTTTATTTCAATTATTTTTGAATTCGTAGGGTAGTTTACTATAAAATCTGGAAAATATCTATGAAGCTCACCATCTAATAGGTATGGTATTCCAATTTTACACCTGCCATAAGAATTAATAGCTGGATCATTTTCAAAAATTTTCATTGCTTTTAGTTCGTAAGAAGAATCATATGCTATCGACATATTACTTTTTAAAGACAAATAAGTCCCTATTTGCGCATAAGATCCTTCTTGAGAAAGTTGCTCTAAAGCACGCGCCTTGCCACTTTTCTTTAAGTTTTCCATAAAAATTTTATCGTTTATGAAATGAGTTCCAATATATTTTGGTATTCCAGAATACTTATGTTGGTTTTTGTATTTAATTCTGGCTCCACAGCCACACTTACAATAGGTATTTTTATAATATGTAACTCCGTCAATCTCTATAAGATCTTTATTTGTCTTTAAAAATTCATTTTTCTCGAATTTTGTCTTTTGAGATTTATGTCCAGTAATATATTTTCTATCACGACTTCGACTTTGAGAAGTGGGAATACTCTTTCCGCAACCGCAGGCGCATATTAATCCTTCCCAACACTCAATACCATCCTCAATAACTATTTTTATTTTACGTCCCGAATTCCAGTGATTTTCCAGGTAACTCGGAACACCGTTTTTAATACTACAATTAGTTACCTTTATTTTGCCGCCACATCCACATTTACAAAAAAAGTTTTTATAATATTTTATACCATCTATAATTTCTATTTTTTCTTTAATTCCTCCTTTAATAGTAATATATCCTTCTTACTCTTCCTTTGTTCGAACTTCTGCAAAATGTTTCCTCAGCGCCTCGCCATTTTTTAATTTATGTTCCTCGGTATTAAATATTTTTTTTCTTCTCTCAATATATTCTGGATCGTTTAATTGATGATTTTTTACATACACATGTTCTACATTCTTATAAAATCTCAAATTTTGTCCACATCCACATTTACAAAACCTGTATTTGTAATAGAATATTCCACTAATTTCAAATATTTCATTACAATCCATTAGATTAACCTTATAAACATGTCTAGGTAATCTATCTGGAACTCCATTATGGCTATGGGTCTTCAGATAACGAACTAGCTCACCGCATCCACATTTACAAAACCTGTCCTTGTAATATAGCACCTATCCAACTTTTATAAGTTCAAAAACCTCTCCCTTTATTAAAACTTCATTCGGACTCAAAGATAATTTTTTATCGTTGATCTGTTGAAGATAACTTGGATCTTCCGCAAATTTATGTTTCGCGGAGTGAGACGGGGAAAAATAAACAGGCAGTTTTTTACTTGCACTTCTATGCCACTCTTTAAACGGTATTCTATTTCCGCATCCGCATCTACAATATCTATTTTTATAATATTGTTTATTTTCGATAGATATTATTTCATAGTTTACACCATTAATACTTGTTATCATAAAAGATCAATACGAATAATTGCCTATTAATATATATAAATCTTTCTATCATTTAACTACTATTTAATCTAATTTGGACTGTCATTTTTTTTTAGCTAAACGAGCACGCGGCCCGCACTTATTTTTATAAAGGTACCCCCTATATAAATATTTATATATAATTAACTATATTTAATTAATATTATATTATATTATATAATTAACAATTGTATTTTACTTTATATTTAAATAACGATTATTAATCTATTTAAATTAACAATATTTATTAAACTTATAATTAAATTAATCTTATTAATCTTTAATAATTATTTCTCACAACTTCCAAAATAATTTCACAATAGATGTTTTCACCCCAAAAAGCCTTTCTCAATTCAAGCATTTCATATACTATAAGAGCTACAAATAACGTCTACTGCTACCGAAAAAATCGCTATGCCGCGACGTTCTAAAATCATGGAGCGCCGGAACTAGATTATCGAGTTTGAAGGTTATTTATAAAAATATGTATATTTCTTATGGCTTACTGATAACGGTTTTTAATCGATATAGGTCGAATCAATGTTTAATAACTTAATAATTATTTATATTATCAGAATCATTTTGAACATTAATAACAATCCTTCTTTTCAATTATTAAAATATTATTCATTTTATATACTTAAACGCAAAGTGTTTATAATAATATAAATATCTATATAATTTTAAATTCTATATAGATTCTACAATCTATTAAATCTTATTCCTTTTATAGATCTTATTAATTTTATAAACCTTAGCGTTTAATTTTTAAAATCGTTATCTAGTTAATAAATCGTGATCAATTTATAATAACGTTATCAATTATTAAAATATTTTAAAGCTTTACAAAAAATGATCAAGTTAATTCTTATTTATAATTATTAAACATTTAGAATAGCAATTTAATATTGTTAAGCTTATAAAATAAAAAAAAAGACAAAAACCGTGTGGTTTTTTCGCGTTCGCTAGCGGGAGGCGATGCCAAACGAAAATTACATTTATTTAAAAAAAGTTTGAAAAAGTATTAATAGTATTTTGCTATTTTTGAGTTGTAAATAAGTATCGGGAGGTAATCTATCACGAATATTTTTTTAGGAAGTGAGAACTTTTAAACTTTTTTAATATATAAATAGCAGTAAAGGCCTAGTTTTTAAAAAATCGATAATTTTATTAGAGTTTATAAATAAAAAACAAATTAACAAGTTATAATCTTATTTAGCTAACATAATGCTTAAATAATCTATCACGATTATTTTTTCGATTTTGGCTATTTATTTTTATTTTAAATTCCTATTTTAATCTTTTTTTTTGCATACTTTTATTTGAAATCGTAATACTTGTTAACGAATTATCATTATAAATTTTCCCATCAATTCGTTAAATAAACAAATAAAAAAATTATCTTTTTGTTTAATTTTAGGTTTACCTAAAAATTACTAAAAATTCTAACGTCTTCTGATATTTATATATTAATAAACTTTGCATTTCAACACTTCCTAAAAAATTATTCATGATAGATAGTCGTCTGCTATCGCTTTCAACTAAAAAAAACAATAAGATACTATTAATACTTTTTTAAAGTTTTTTCGAATAAATGTAATTAACATATACAGTAGAATACTTATACTATTTATAGAATTTTTAAGGTGGGGGTAAAAGAAAACAAAAGTGATTTATATAAAAATATAATAATTAAAATGATTATTATATAAATACATTTAGTATTAATTAAGGAAGGCCAAAAAAATTTCAAAAAACACCAAAGTAGAGAAGGTATCTTTTGTACACTGTGACGAATTTTTTAATTTATATTACAATTATTGCTTATTAACTCAATTAACTCATCAATTTGTAAAATAAGGCACTTTTTCATACCACAAAAACTAATTAATTTGCTTTACAATATATAAATACCAGTGAAATTATAATATTTAATAATTTTATATTAATTCAATTATGAGTCTACTATTCTCTGTTTTTCGTTCAACCATTTTTAAGACTTTTTAACACAAACCACCCATCCTAAGTTTTTATTTCTTGATAACTATACAAACAATTATATTCAATAAAATTAATTTATAATGATTAATATTGTTATACAAAACTGTAAAAAAATACACGTATTTTCTTTACATTTTACACCAATTTATAATTATTAATAGTTATACTATCACGATTAACTATTAACATATATGTAGAATAGTTATATATCTCCGTTATAAATCGTTATAAATCGTTATAAATCGTTAACGTTCTTACTTTCACATAAAAACGTAATAATGAGATCAAAGCCTCTTGATATTTTTATCTGCCTTATTTTTATAAAACAAAATCGTGTTACTATTATACATTTAATTCACACTAGAATTAATCGTGATAGATTGTTGCACTATATCAATCTTTTCCTCAGTCTAATACTCTTATTTATTGCTACTATTTTTACTAAATTAACATCTAAAGTGATATTTTCACATAAACAGCAATCAGTAGAGGCTCTGTATAATCGATCTACAGATTTTATATTAATACCTCTTTTACTTTGATATCTCTTTATTATTTACGTTCTTTATTTTAATCTTAGTGGATTAGTTTAGAGCCATATTATAATTATGTCAACTATGAGTTATATAAACTATTCTAACGTTCTACTGATAATTATATAAAAATTGAATGCCAGATAATAAACTAAATCAGATCTCATTCTCAATCTCATTCTCAATCTCATTCTCAATCTCAATCTATTCCTTTGTGATTGCCTCAAATTTAAGCTTTTCTTCCTAATTCGACTAATCACCAATCTTAGATTTTAACCTGTCTTAAAACTGATTTTACGAAATAATTTATATCTATTAAATATAAATATCAGTAGAACATTATGATATACATTAGCTATATTTATACAATTAGAATTAAATAACTATATTTCTATATGTTTCAAATAAGGTATTTTACTCTACATTCTACAAAGTAATTTCATATAATCTTTTATTCGTGCTTTTTCTAGCCGCTAACCAACAAAAACACGAATAAAAAGCCACTCGCGCGCACAAAACATCATCAGCTCGCGTAGTGATCCATCTCTCGCGCGGGCTATCTTCCTTCTTTTGTCCCTTCGCGCCCTTTCGCGCGGAGCCGGGGAGATATATCTCTTTGTTTTGTCCTACCGATATTTATTTAATAATCGCACTATATCATAATTCATATAAACGTTATTTTATTCTAATTTCGTTGAATTTCACTAGAAAAGTATAAATAGTCGAAACGCCATAGTATGTATTGCTGAGATGTGAGGTGCAAAAAAACTCAGATCTCAGAAAAAAACAAGGGCTAATAACCGGGAAGTCTAGCGGAAATGCCACGTCTTTCTCTCTACTGAAAGAAAAGAAAAAGATGAGAGAAAGGCCCATTTCCGGCTTCCTAAAAACGCGACAGGAGAAAGTTAGGGGCTTAGATCTCTCCTGAAATCGCGAGAACTAGAATCCTCTGAAAAAGAATCCAGCCTTTTTAAAGGGATTTTTCTGAGAGAGTAAAAGCCTAAAAAGACGAATTATCAAAAAAAAGAGGTTCAAATAAATTTGACGGAAGCTTGAAAACCTAGACACAAAGAGGATTAAAAACCTTTTTGAGCTAGAAAGTTTTTAAGAAAAGGAATGATAAGAGATGAAAACAATGCTTAGGATAATTTCAATTGCGGCGAAGACTATCTCAACTGTAACAATGTTATATGTATTAATCTCCAAACCCATATTTTTAGACCTAATGTTTGATGATCTTATTTTTATTTTTCTAATCGGGGTTTTGGCGGAAACCCTTTTGGAAATAGACGGATTAAGGCTGGGAGATCTTTAAGGAGGGATATCAAAATGCAATCGAATTGTTGGTATTTTGAACAATGGTTTGTTTACGGCGGATCGGCATTAGTGATAATTTTTTACGCACTGATATGCGTATGCGCATATACTGGGGGGATTTGAGGAATGATATAAATGTCTCACGGCCAAAAACGCAAACTTAACCGTCGCAAATCCGCCGCGGCTCGATGTATAGAAGAAAAATATGGGAATTTCAATATCCACGAAAAAACCAAAAGAACATTCTCTAATTTTGTTCCAAAAAGAGAAATAAAGCATTTTATGGAAGTGAAAACATTAAAGAATATTTTTCATTAGAAAACAATCTAATTTATATTTTAACTTATTTTGTAGGAATATTAATAATGATAACGTTATTGAAACAATAATATTGAAACAACAATATTGAGAAATTATTTCGCGCGAGATGTAAAAATCTCGCGATAATAAATAACATATAGGAGATGAAAAGAAAAATGCAAGAAATAACATGGTCCTCTGAAATGAGGAATCGCAGCAGAACCCCCCAATTGCTCGTTTTGAGCGAGGGAAAACTTGAGGTTTTCCAGGGAAAATCTATCCCTGGCAAGGTTGTAGTGACTGGAAGCCACTACAAGAAAAATGGAAAGTGGTCAGGCACCATCTACCAGCTTGTAGCTGGAAAGGATACAATCCTGATTGATTATTGTCGCCCATTCGATGGATGGGGTCAAACGTGGCGAGACTTGTCTCGAAGTCTCAAACCTTTGAACGGTGAAATAGATTCAATTGCCATTATAAAAATGGTGGGAGAAATGATAGATAAGAGTTCTTCATTCTATCGCGAAAATATCGTGGTAGCGATGGAAAATGAAAAACTTTTATCAAAATTAGAATAATCTATTAATTATTCCCGGCGCTAAATAAAACTAATTCTTTTGTTTAGCGCCAATAATAAGCAGTATATAAAAGGAGATGAAAAAAAATGATAACGGCATATGAAAGGGCTTGCAACGCGGCCAAATATTGCAAGGAAAACAAAATAGAAGAGAATAAAGCTCTATGGATAGTTCAAAATGCGTTGGATTATAATTATCCGATAGGGAGAACATATATCAGTGAGTTAGCGAAAAGAATTTATGTGGAGGGAGAATGAAATGAAAACTATTTCAGCCGACGAATTTAAATCGAAAATAGAAGAGAGATTTGGATCTACTTCTATTTATCACACCGAATTAACCTCAGAAAATAAAATCATTTTAAATAAGAAATACAAAATTAATTATCCTTCCAGATTTACAATTAATTTTGTATTCGGCCAAATTCGTTTATTTGGCCGGACAAGAAAACCTTACACTGAGGAGAATTTAAAATTCCTCATAAAACTGCTTCCAAAAAGAATTAAAGAACTAAAGAAAACCCAAACTGCCAAAAAACTAATTTATATAAATCAATTAAAAGAATTAGTCCAGGAAACCGCAATCGACCATGATGAGCATAGAGTATATTTGTCAAATGACGATATTGATATCTATATTCAAGATTATATAAATAACAAAAAAGATCTAAAAAAATATCATGCCACAGGCAAAGTCCTAATTCTCGCGAAAGTTCTAAGATCGCGATCCTACTCAAAATCTTCAAAATGGTATCCTTCGCGTCGCGAGGATAAATATCTAGTCGGATATAATGAGTCTGGCTCAAAATTCGCTCATCAGGTATCGGATTCTTGTAATTCCATCGGCACAGCTATTAGATGGATTTGGAATTTGGGACCCTTAGACTCACTAAAAAATCTAACAAGGCAAGGAGACGTAGCCGTATTCAAGATAGAAGAAAAATGTAAGAAATTTAAAGAAGTAACAAACTATCAAATAATCGATAGCCATTTTTGCGACGGCAAAATCTCAAGAAGAGGAAATCAGTTTTACATTTCGGACGGAAAAATATATCATAAAAAGAATCAACACCCCGAAATAATTATACCAAAAGATTTTTGGTATAAAATAAAAATTGGGAGGAGAAGTACAAAAGGAATGACAGGAACGAGAGACTAAATTTTGTTAACAAAATAAAAAAATAAATAGGACTGATTTAAATGTATAAATACCTAGTAGTTTTGTTGCTCCTCGCGAGCACGGGAATAGCACAGGAAAAACCGCAACAACCACACAACATTGACAGTCAGGTTTTAATACATGAAGATATAATTTTAGACGTTTATAATTCTTCATGTATCGAGACTGCTAATTATTTGTATCTATTTATAAATAATACTGAAATAGACGCAAATAACATTGATTGGTTCGACAGAATTATTATCGTTATGAATATTAAACAATTAAACCCTAAATCGGTATTGGCTAACATCGAATTCCTTTAGACCACTACACTAAAAGAGTTTTAACTTTTTTAGTGAGTGAAAGTTTAAGAGGAGATAAAATATGTCTGAAATAGTAATAATCCTTGAAGAAGAGGGATAAATTTGAACAGTAAAGAAAGGAGAAAAATAAGGGAGATTATTAAGTGTTTAAAAGAATGTGGTTGTGATTTTTGGGCTTGCGACGGCCCAGATAAGCCCTATGATGCAAAAACCTGTAAAATTTGTACATCCATAAAAGAATTAAGAACTTTAATAGATGGAAAAGTAAGAATTCCTTAATTAACTCAACAAATTGAGAAAATTTTTTCTCTTTTTGTGGGCAATTAATTGAGGGAGATGATTAAAATGGATCAAATAGAAAAATTAACTCAAGATGTCATTAAAAACATTAAACAGGATACAATTGAGCCGATGTTAGAAGCGGCGCAATTTTTAAGGACTTTAGAAGATATATTTGATAAAGATAAATTAACTAAGATAGGTTCCCTAGAAATAAAATATAAAGGATACTCTGGAATTTATTTAACTTTAGATGAGGAAGATAATTTTATCCTTATATATGAATATTCTTCTTTTGAGGAATACATTCCCGACGAACTTAAAAAACTGCTTGAGGAAGAGGGAGAAATAAATAATTTAGACGACTATATAGCCGATGAAATAGAAAAAGAATGTATTTGTGTAGTTGAATACAATCAATATGATACATATAATATTATTGTTACACTTTAAAGTTTAAAAGGAGATGAAATAAATGCAAAATTTTATATTAATGGACAAGAGACAAATAAAAGAATTTTTCGCACCTCATGAATTAGATTTATTCAATATACATCATTTGTATATTGAAATAGATCATCAATCCAAACAAGCTTTTTATGAATTACATCAAATAAAAACAGATTATATAACTAGAGATTATATTAACTTCTTGTATAAAGGAGTTGATATATTTGATAAAGAGAAATGGGATAATACTCTAAATAAAATTAGAGATATTTCTAAATCAAGTTCTGACTATGTAGAATATTTGATAGAGAATAATATTCTACCATATAATTTTCCTCAAACTTTAGAGGATAATTACCAAGAAGTATTAAACTTCTTAAATAGAAATAACTTGATAACTAAAATGCCTAAATGGGATGACTCCTATTACATCGGAAAAAGATATGACGAATATTATATTTTAGTATCTCATTCCAGAGACTCAAAAATTTTAGAAGAGTCCAACTATCAGAGTATTAAATCCTTTTGTGAAAAGAATAGTATAAATTTCATAGAAATCCGCTCTAATCACTGGGCGGTGGGTTGGATAGAATCAATAGGAGTCCGCGAGGACGACTATGATTCTATAGAAAAATGTGAGGAGATACTAGAAAAATTGGAAGAGTATCCCATTTTTGATGAAGAAGATTTTTCTCAAAGGGAGTCCGAAGAAGCTTCAAGAATTGAAGAAATGATTAAGGAAGATCTGAAAAAATCATTTTCACAAAATAGTTTAACTTATAACGAAAAGGTAGAATATGCTAAAAGAATGTGGCAAATAGATTTAAATAGATCGATTAAGGATCAATTAATGGATATGGTGGAAATATGAAATTTAAAGATTCAAACTTAAGAAATATATTGAAAAACGGAATGACCTATTTAAAAGATAGAGAAGTTTATATTTTCTCTGATTTAATAGGCAAAAATGAAGAAATGATGAATAAACTTTTCCATTTGGATTTAGAAGTAGATGATTATCATTACAAATGGTTAAGTTATTGCTTTGATGCAATATACGAATCCATGTATGATGAGAATATTAATTTGGAAGATATAGATTTTGATGCCTTAAGAGATGACATTTTTAGTTCTTTAGAAGCTGATTCATATACTTCTGATCTTACGGCGTGGCTCCATTCCAGGAATGACAGGGTTTATTATATTTCTGAAGTCTTGGAAGATGACTTGGAAATTGAAGACGGATTTCAACTTCTTTCTCTCGCACAATTGGAAGAAAAAGAAGAAGTATACAACATGGGAATAGAATTCGCAAAATGGGTTTGCGAGGAGGAAATTGAGGAAGATTTTAAAAACGAAATGGCAAAGGATCATTAAGGAGAGCGGTATAAATGAAATTCAAATTAATTTCCTATATAAGAGGAGAACTATATCAGTTAAAAGATATAGACAATAAAAATGTATATCTTGAAATAAAATTAAATAGATCTCCACATAACAATTTTATTACCAGCTTTCCATATAAAGAATATTATTCTAAAGGATTTCTAAACCAACAACAAATAAAAGAAATATGTAATCTAGTCGAACTTTTGGCCGACAATAAATATATTACTGAAATAGAATTAGAATTAAATAAGGGAGAGTGATTAAAAATGAAAAAAATTCAATCAATCAAAATTAAACACGTAGTCGATGAAAGCCCAGATACATCATACATGGGAGAATATTCTAATAAAAGAAACAAATTCTCTTTTGATCGTAAAATTTTAGGGGATATGAATAGAGGAGAATATAGATATTTTAATCCATATGTAAACCCGTTAACCGGAAAAACCCAAAAAGAAAAAAAAGATCTTTTCCTTCAAGCAAAACAAGATTATGAAAGGATGGAAAGCCTAAATAATGGTAATTGGTGTTATATAGGCATCATAGCCGAAGCCGAAATTAATATTAATGGGGTGATCCAACGTATTACTTCCGGTGGACTCTATGGAATTGAATCTGATAGTGGAAGAGATTATATGGAAGAAATAGAAAAAGAGGAATTAAATAATTTGAAAGCTCAATTAAAAGAAATTGGGTTTAGTGAGACTGATATAAATAAAATTGAAATTAAAGAGGTTGATTAATATGAAAAAATCTGATGCACAAAATAATTATATTTTTTTAAAAAATGAATCGAATAAATTGATTAAATCGCTCCCATTGGATAAATTATCTGAGGAGGAATTAAATAAAATTATAAATATTACAATTTGTTCAACCAAAATTTATATTAATCTTCCTCAAAAATATCAAAGATGCCTAGAAGAATATATTAATACATTAATAAATGGAGAGTGAATAACATGGATAAAAAAGAATGGAAACATTTTAATTGGCAAAATAGAAGGACTGAGGATAAAACCGCTTTTATAATTGTTGGGCCAGATGAAAGAATAAATTTAAATGAGAAAGGGAGTGATTTTTATTAATAAATTTTTAAATGATAATTGGTTTTTAGTAATTGAATATGGAGCTATATTTTTAATTATTTGTTTTGTAGTAATTTTATTGAATAGGTGATTATATGGAAAAGAATAATATTTAGAAAAGATGTAAATAGATATCTCGGAAGGATTGAAAAGAATTTAGAAGTTAAAGAATTTGATAATTTTGTATTTAAAAATAAAGAAGAATATGATAATTATATTAAAGCCTGGAGAATTAAAAACGCTCCTAAATGGGATGAAATCCTATTATGATTTTTTTTGTTTTATTTTTATCACTTTTAAATTATATTTATAACTCCTTATTGACTTTTAAGTCAATTTTATTTACTTTAAGTAAATTAAACTTAATAACATCTAAACCCATAACCGTTATCAGTAAGCATATTACCACAATAGTTTTAAACATAACCTGAGCTTTCTATATCTCACAATCTCCCATAAATCACATAATCCTATTACTTATTAATTTTGTGTGCCTTAAACGGTTCGTCTTACAACTTATTAAGGCCTATAATTTAACAATTGGATATAATGCCATATCAAGAAGAATTAATCCTTTAAACAATTTTAAGTAAAAGTATTATTTTATTTTCCTTATAAGTAATTCTTGACTTTTTAAGTTTTATAAATCGTTATTAGGAGAATTAATCTTTTTAGTTAGATATAAATAGATGTAAGGCCATAAGGATATGGAATAAGGAGAAGAGTGATATAGATTTATGAGTTTAATATGATATCCATAAAATAACAAATGAATTTATATAAATAGCTAATAGATCTAATACGAATAAAAATCCGCAAATGAGATATGAACATAAAAAAAATTAGAATGCTAAAATGATATCTTACAAGTATATAAAATAATCAAAATAATATCTATCAAATATTAGAGTAACATAAATTACTAAAATCGTGATATTGACTGTATAAATATATTTCAAATATTATCGGTGTTACGAATTTAAAAATTTGTGTTACAATGTAACACTATCACTCTATAAATATATTAATCCAGATTTGCACGATTAATCATTATAGATAACATTCTAAATATAATAATAGATATATCTATGTAGAATCGTGACAGATTCATTAAAATAATAAATTCAAAATATTAACCAGAACTCCAAAAAAATCCACAAAATACATGCAATACGGGCTCAAAAATATCCCGCAGGGGATTTTCCCCGGCAGAAATTAAAAAAAAATATTAAAAGTGTTAAAAATAAATGTATAGTTTCCGTGAAATAATTATAATCATTATAGATTCCCAAAGCAAGCAAGCAAGCAAGCAAGCAACATGAGATATTAACTAAATTTCCGCCTTTTATTCCTTATAACGCAGCGAAAATATCCGCTGGAACTTTTGGCGAACTTTGTAAAAAAAATATTTTTGTCAAACCACGTGCATATCTATATGTAAATTTCCCGTGGCCCACATTATTATTGCGGCCACTACAATAACCACCACGACTCTTCCCAAGTCTTCTAAATAGGGGTTAAAATTCATTTAAATCACATCCTCCCATGCTGGAGATCCAAATGAATAACTTCCTCCCACATATTGATGCTCCGCGATCCTGAGATGATTCAGGAAGGTGTAGAACTTTTCCAGGCTGGGCACGCAGTACCACAGCGCCCTAAACTCACCGTCAGGACGGACATTTCCAAATTGGAGACTGTTGCCATAACAAGCTCCAATCACAAGGAGCTGCGGCAGGCCAGTTTTCACGCGAACCCTAGGATAGCCAGAAGGCTCTGCGCTGTCTGAATCGTCGTATTGATAACCTTCATCCAAAGACTTCTTGAACCAAGTTCTGAATTCCTCCCAACCTTTCATTGTGGTGCTCTTTTCCCAGTTCATGTTAAATGAATCGTCCTCTACCATTATTTGCATTTTATATCGCTCCTATATAATCGGTGAGCTGAGATGGAAAAGAGGAAATCAAACCTCTGGCAGTCTCGCGACCCGCCACATCTCAGCAATACATACTATGGTGTTTCTAGTATAAGTAGTCATCGGAGCGAAAATTAATTCCAGTTTGAAAATTAATTCCAGTTTGAAAATTAATTCCAGTTTGAAAATTAATTCCAGTTTGAAAATTAATTCCAGTTTGAAAATTAATTCCAGTTTGAAAATTAATTCCAGTTTGAAAATTAATTCCAGTTTGAAAATTAATTCCAGTTTGAAAATTAATTCCAGTTTGAAAATTAATTCCAGTTTGAAAATTAATTCCAGTTTGAAAATTAATTCCAGTTTGAAAATTTTCCGGCTTCTTAAAATTCCTTTTCTATACCAACAACTATTTATACTAACAACACCACTATAGGTATTGTTGAAGTGTTTCGGAAGAAATACGAGAAACAGGTGGAACTAAACATGGAAAATAACATCGAGGCGGAAGCCACAATTGATTGCGAAACCGTGAAGTATATTAATGAACGCGCCTTAAATCTTGTCAAGTACAGTGACAAGCTTTCAACGGCTCTTAAAACAATTGATAAGTATTTTGAGGCTATAGGTCCCAAAGCTGGGATTAGATTTACTGATCCGGAACCGTTTTATACGGATAACAATGAATATCTTGGAAAAGTGAACTACCGTCTCTCCGTGCGGAAAGACTGGGGTCTCTATTCTGTTCCCGACGCGATGGAAATCCCTAATTCTATTATTACAGATTGCGCTCGATCCCTAAAGAAGGCGACCATTAAAAGACTTCCTGAATTTTTGAGGCTCTATGCCGCAGAACTTGAAAAACTTGAGAAGGAGTATGAAGAAATAAGTGAGAAGGCTGAAAAGATGGCCGAGATAATGGTGGAGGCGGTCTAGATGGTCCAAGACTTGACCCGAATTATTCGGGAAACGATGGACAACAACGGCTTTCCGTGGCAGCTCTCCGTTGAGGAGGGTTACGGCGGACTCGACGGCCCAACCGGCCTAAAGGCGGTGATGGCGGCTGAGAATTTGGAAATCCGCCATACACCGAACTATCCTGGGCAGTTTCCGGGATTCGATGGCGGAAAATGGTATATCTGGCCTCTCACCACAGAGGCCGCTGCGAAGTGGCAGCTCTCCGACCGGATCGAGGACTATTTGCCAGCGGGTCTGGCAGTCCAGGAAGAAGGCGGTCTTCGCCTTCCATCGGGGGAACTCATGCTCCAATCGATGGATAACGGTGTAATCCATTGGAAGGACGGTAAGTACGCTGCCGATCTGGGTGGTTGTGCGGCAATCGGCGAAATCGCCGAATGCTACATACATGATGGCTGTGGGTGCCTATCGTTCCGTCGAGGAGTCATACCAGAGCGGTATGTCCCGATAGCAGAGTACCGGGCAAAGGTCCGTGCGATCACTATGAGCGATGGCGAGTACGAGCTTGCTATTGGCGAGGGCATCCCGGCAGATAGCCCGCTGCTGCAAACGGCGAGAGCAAAGAAAGCGAGGGTAAAACTTGCTGGCGGGGAGGTGGTCTAAATGAGTATTCTATCATTAGATAATATAGAGCGTAAAATGGAAGAAATCTACCCGATGGGAACAAATTTGTTCCTATGCGGGGGCGTTTCAGGGTTCCCACGCATGGGTAGTTTTCATCTCATTTGGAGATGGAAAAACGCCAATCGCGGCTTTCCCGAAAAAGTTTTATGATCAATACGCCGCAATGAACGGCGTAGATAAGAAAATCTATCTGGAGGGGTTAATCCATCATTTCGGCCTGACCCCTCAGCCCGTGAGGGAGATGTCCAGAAAGCCAGATGAAAATGGCTGGCTGAAGATGGAAGATAAGATTGTATACCGACTCTTTTCCCATCCAGGGGACCGGTATGGACATAACTGGAACTGGCTTGAGGCAGACTTCCTTCAGCCGCATGGATGCCAATTGCCAAGCGAAAATGAGGTGGCTTGATCATGACCCAAGTTACAGAAACCGAGATTGAGATGATCGGGGATATCCAAATTACTAGATTGCTTATCTATACTATTAAGACCGATGCCGAGATGTACGATATCGAAGCCAAGGACGACGAGGAGGCAATCAGAATTGCAAGAAATGAAGTACAACTCTCCCTTGAGTTGATTGCCAATGGCGCTTGGCTCAGGGTCTTTTCAGGAGATTATCCGATTTATTATGAGGGCAAAGAGGCGACATAATATGGTCCACGCACATCTGTTACATGGATATTACCTCAATCGACCAGATCCTGGGGTAGAATATCAGTTTTTACCAGTGTTTGAAATCAATGGTAAAATCGTTGAGCATGGCGATGGTAAAGTATTTCCGTGGGCAAACATCGTGTATTACGAGACGGACTCGCCTTATTGATAAAACAACACTTCTTCCATTATTTTCTTGTTGACATTTAGGTCATCTAATTCCATAGTTATTACTGAGATCCCATTTTGCTCTCCTATCATTTCATATTCTACCATTTCATCATCTGTCATACATTGCAGAATTCAGTAATAAACTCTTTCATCCCTTCTGACAACCCAGGACAAGATACTCCGTCTAGAATCACCTGTTGTCCATCAATTTCTATAATACCTGGACTGATCCAGACAATGTTTTCTGTTGTTAGTCCTTGACAAACTCCGATTAGCATAAAAATTACTACTAAAAATTTTAGATTATTCATTTAAATCTCCTCTGCTGTCACTTCAACTGTTGGTTCAGCATTCATGATCATTTCTTCAAGAATATTACCATCCTTCATCTGTTCCCTTTCCATTTCTTTCATCTTTTCAATATCCGTCTCCCCATCGTAGTTTTCTGGTAGCGCCTGACAGGTTCTTTCGAACACTATTCTAACTTTAATTTGTTTCATTTTCTCATTGTCCTTTCGTAATCTTCAAATCTTATCTTTGCAATTTTAGATCTATCAAACGTCCTAACTACGAGCCCTTCCGGTCTTCCCAAGGCTCCATTATCTAAACTACATTTAGTAGTTTGTATTTTAGTTTTTAGCCAATCGTAAACTTCTTGGACATTGCCATCTGGCACCCAATCTTCTCCTATTCTTGGACTCAAAGGAAGATTTAAATTTTGTAATGTAATTTCAGAATAAAATTTTTGCCCGCCATTATCTCTCCAAGTTGCAATTTTTTCTATAGGTAAATTAACTATTTCATCTGGGTTGAAAATCTTGACCATATCAAATAATCTGGCTCCAACTAATCCAGATCCAGTATATTGTTTACTGCTTTTTGTTGTTTTTCCTCCGTACACCTCAAAATAAAATACGGTAATCCAAAATCGTGGAGCTAATTTTTCTGCAATTGGCTTCAACGTGTCTACAATTCCCAACTGGGGATTTCCAATTAGGTCTCCTTTAGCATATAATAGTTCCTCCCGAGACCCAATGACGTAAAACCCATCTGGGAATAAAATTATTCTGCCGTTTACGCCATCTACTTTTTCAGTTAGAATAACTTTTTGGCCCTCAAAATTCACTTGAATTTCATCCAGTAGCCGCCCGCGTTCTCCCATCTTATGGTAAGTAAGAATACTTGGATATTTTGTCATCGAATTAAGCTTTTCCAGATTTATTTCTTCTCCCATAGTATATACCTCTTCAATTTCCCCGTTTTTCCTTTCCTTCTAACTAACCCTCTTTCTACGAGTGATCGTAAAATAAAAGCAACTTTTACGTTTCCTCTATCGCTTTTTATCTCACGAGTCATAAATGGCTTATTCGGAAGAAGTTTTAAAATTTCCTCTTCTTCCAAACTTAATTGTTTCAAATACATTACTCCCATATAATTTTATAGATATAAGTAACTCCATTTTCATCTTCCGGCTCATCTCTAACCTCTTCCAGTTTATTTACCGCCGCCTGTTCCTTGAACATGTCAATTGCGGTTTCTTCCCATTCATCCATAATTTCCTGGACGGCTTCGTAATATCTCCAATCTTGATCCGGAAAATTTTCTTCTACATCCTCAAAGTCGAAGTCGTTTTCTTCTGCCCATTCTCTTC